AAAGGAAGGTATTCAGCCACCTGCGAAGCCAAGCATCGAAGAGCTTGTACAGCTTGCTAAGTCTCTTATGAGTGCAGCAAACGAGCAACAACAAACGCCAGAAATGGCTGAACAGCAACCTGAGGGACCTGGACAACAGGACCTTATGATGCAACCATATCAGTAAGGAAACTAAATGGATAAGTATCGGAAGTCGGCCGAGAAGAGGCTCGATCCCAAAAAGATGCATCCCGACGCCGCGGCTAAAGAAGCGCTAGTAAACGCAGCCTTCTCTAGTCGCGAACGTGAGATGTTTTTTGAAAGTGCTTACGGGGATATCCTCGTGCAGTACTTCATTCAGTGGCTTAAGACAGACCCACATGAAGCTAAGACGCGAGAGTTTATCTATAACTCAGCGTTAGCGCTAGGCGATGTTAAAGCAAAAATGATCCAGTACGAGATGTACGGACGAAATCTACCTTACATGGAAGGAACCGAGGACAATGGCTAATCAAATTATTAACTACACTACTCTACTGAAGAACGTAGAGCAGATGATCAACTTACTCGAGTATGATGCTATGCGCTCTGCTGGTAAGGCGAAAGTTAACGTACATTCTATTCATGCTCTTTACGAGCTTGCAGATCGCTACACCGAAATGCTCACCAAACATGTTGAGCCCGTGGTAGTTCCAAAGCAAGTTAAAAAGAGTGTGGAGGGATAATTAGATGACAACAAAAGCAACAGGTACTCTACCCGCAATGGATGATATGCCCGCAGCTGAACCGACGGAACAATCACTCCTTGATGCCGTACTTCGTGGATCCGAATTTCTAAAGGGTCCGAACGATGTGCCGCTACCAGATGAGGACGAATTTGTTGAGGTTCCGGATGACTCTGCATATGAAGACGACGATGCAGATGAAGACGTTAGTGAAGAGGAGAGCGAGTTTGACGAAGATGAAGACGTAGATGAGGATGCCGACGATGAGTCCGCTACCCAAGACGATACAGTTTTTACCTCCGAAGATCTCGATCTGGACGCGAAGGTCATGGTCAAAATTGACGGTGAAGAACGTGCCGTGTCTTTCGGGGATCTGTTAAAAGGATTCCAGACTGATGCACACCTCTCAAAGCAAGGTCGCGAACTAGGCGAAGCACGTAAGGCACTAGAAGAAGAACGCAGTGAACGTATGCAGGAGCTTGATAAAGCTTCTGAACTTTCAAACGCTGTTCTCATGGGTGCTGAGCAGGTTAAAGCAAAAGAATTCCACGAGATCGAAGCCCAAATTAAGAAGGCTCGGCAAGATGGTAACACGTATGAAATCAATGACCTAAAAGACAAGCGTGAGCAGACTCAATCAGAGTACTGGGAAGCGCGACGTAACCGTGAGGGTATGCAAGAGAAGTGGGAGTCCAAGAAGAAAGAAGATGCTGATATGCTATTACAGCAACAGCTCGCTTCATTCTCCGAGACTATCCCATCTCTGATTCCGGATTTTAGTGACGAAGTCGCTATGTCTATTCGGGACTTTGCTATCGAAGAAGGGATTGAGGAAGGCCTCCTCAGCTCTGTAGTCGATCCTATGGTCGTCAAGTTCATTGATGATTATCGTCGCCTGAAACAAGGCGTTAACAAGGGAACAGCAAAACGTAAAGCGGCCCCAGCAAAGAAGGCAATCCCTGTTAAGAAGTCTAAGACACCTGCCAACAAAAAGCAGAATGCTGAAGATATGCGTAAAGCTCGCGCGTTCCGAGAGAACTCGAGCGACGAAGATCAAATGGCATTCTTGCGTGATTTTGCAAGCAAATCTCTAAATCAACGATAAAACTCTAGGAGTATTTTACTATGACAACTACAATTGGTGGACGCGGTACAGCCGGTCCAGGCGGCCCGATTCGCGGAACTGGTGCTAACGTTTCTCAGCGTGAAGACCTTGCGAACTTCATTACAATGATCACTCGTGACGAGACTCCGTTCTTGTCTTCGATTGGCAAAACAAAAGCTAAAGCAATCTACCATGAATGGCAGACTGACGAGCTGAACACACCAGGTGACTCCCGGATCGGTGAAGGTCAGGACTATATTGCTCCTGATGGTAGCGGTCTTGCAGATGTATCCCCGGCGGCTACTCCGACTGTTGGTTCTGTATTTGCTGTTGGTGGTGCTACTCGTACACGTCTCGGCAACTACACACAAATCAACGGTAAGACAATTGCTGTAAGTGGTACACGCCGTGCGGTTGACCAAGCTGGTGTTGCAGATGAGTACGCTTATCAGCTCAAGAAGCGTGGCACAGAAATGCGCCGTGACATCGAGCATGATATCGTGAACACAGGCAACGTTTCTAACGCAGCCGGTACTTCCGGTAACCCTAACGCCCGTACTATGGGTGGCTATCAGGCTTTCATCAACGATAGCTCTACTGCTTCCTTCGCGGGTACAGGTGGTTCTGTTTCCGCTGGTTCGTCCGACGGTACAGGCGTTATCACACTTGCTAACGAAGAAGATCGTGGCGCGTTGGCTTTGTCTGACGTTGACGCAGTCATGCAGGGTATCTACGAAGAAGGCGGCAAGGCATCTAAGATCATGCTGTCTCCAAAGCTTCGTCGTGACTTCTCTGACTTGATGCAGACTGAGACTAACGTCCGTCGTAACATCGACGCAGACGGTAAGCTTCGTCAGTCCGTAGACATCTACATGTCTGACTTCGGTGAACTGATGGTTGTTCCTAACTACATCATGGGTCTTAACGCACCAGCTGTTGGCGCGTTCGGCGGTGGTGCTGGTAACGCAGCTAACTGGGGTAACTCCTCCGCATTGATCTATGATCCAATGTGGTTTGCAGTTGCTACCTTGCGTCCTATGCAGGAAGTTGAAGTCGGCCAGAAGGGTGACTCTACTGCCGGTATGTTCGTAGAAGAGTGCACACTTGAGGTTAAGAACCCTAAAGGCTGTGGCGCTATCTATAACTTGGTCTAAATAGACCTCTGGGGAGAGGGAGAGTTTTCTCCTTCTCCCCTATTTTATTTCACATTGTTAGGAGAAAGAATGATGTATGTAATTCAAGGAACACTACCAGCGGACCACTTTGGTGTGACAACAAACCTAGTTACCGACGTATACACTATACCGGCTGAATCATGTGTTTGGACGGTAGCTGCAAATGCTGCGGGTGGATATTCCATCGCAGACGTTTACTGGACTGTAGGAGCAACAAACGTTGTTGTATCAGCAGCACAGCTAGGACACGTGAGCAAGACTGGTCGCTTTGTAAAGCACACAGTATAATATAAGGAGAAGAGGACATGGCAAAGTGGAGAGTTAAACCTAGTCAAGACAAGCGCACGTCTATGACAGGGACTTTCGAGTACGAATCAGGAACGGTTGGCGGAGAGCATACATGGAGTGTGTCTCAAGATGTTACGCCTTTCATTGAACAGGCAAAGATAGACAGAGAACTTCAAAAGACTGGACCAAACAGTATGAAGAAGTTCGCAACAGTTCCTGATATCGTAGCTATAGATATTAAAGACAAGTGGGGCCTAGATCTCCACTCCCCGACGTTCATGCATGATAAGGATAGTCTTGCAAAGTTCATGATAATCATTCGACAGGAATATCCTTACCTCCTGTCAACCTAAGGAGGTCATATAATGGCTGACACATTTAGCGAACTAGTTATTCGCGCTCGGGATTGGTTGAACCGCGGTACGGACGTTATCAGTGATACTATCGTACAAGACTGTATACGATGGGCCGCCGATGATGCCTATCGCACATTACGTGTTCCACCCCTAGAGTGCACCGCTCTTTTCACCGGACTCGGTGAACTTGTTCCAGAACCCTCGATCGGTGGGCTTACAGTTACATCTTTCGGTGTGCCTGCTGATTTGATTGAAGTAATCAAAATACGCACAACAAACTCTGAAGGTAAGACTGTCCGTGTCCTCGATTCGAAAGTAGATGTACGTACATTCTTCAATCCGGAGTCCGAGCGAGTCAACGCTTATAATGGATGGACACGCAAAGGAAACCGCATCTATATCACAACTCAAGTGGGAACGATAGCCGGTGAATTTAGTAGTTCAGAGACGTATGTTGAGCTTTATTACTATCGCCGTCTTGCAGCGTTAGACGCTCTATACACAGTAGAGGCTGCTAACTTCGATGCTTCAAGTTCGTTCATTGAACTAGCAGAGACTCAAGCAGGAGCAGCAGCATTCGGTGAGGGATTTCTTCAGATTCTAGATAACAACGGAGATCCCGTTATCGAGAACCCACCGCTTACTGATACTGTGTTCGCAGTTGGAAACACAGCAGTCGATACCTTGTTGACCGCAGTTGATCCTGCTACAGGCGTTATAAAGTTCATCGGGAAAATCCCAAATCATTGGCTTCTCAACGAGAATGAAAAGCTTCTAATCTATGGTGGTCTCGCAGAGGCCTTCGCTTATCTTCAAGAAGACGACCAAGCGCAGAAGTACAAAGAACGGTTCGTAGAAGAAATCTCACAGCTCAATGATGAAGATGTTCGTCGTAACGCAACTGGTGGTACAATTCAAATGAACTTCAACGGGCGTGGCCTGATTTAATAGGAGGCCATCATGGCAGCAGGATACACAACGTCGGCCTCTAAAGGAGGCCTATTCACTCATAACGAGAACGCAACTTCTCTATCGCACGTTAACTACCTTCGAGATGCCTATCTTGCGTCTGAGGCGCTCTCAGAAGAAATCGCTGCGATCGTTGCTCAGGCAGTCGAGGGTATCGTGCAGACTGACGTAGACGCACACCTAAATACTGGCGCGGCAGGGGCGGGCGAGATTCTGTCGTGGACTGGCTCAGACTATGACTGGGTTGCTGAATCAGGCGTAACTGTTCTTACTGCACTAACTGATACTCCTGTTGGGTACGGCACTGCCGGACAGATTCTTGCAACTAATGCCACCTTAAACGGCACAGAGTGGGTAAATAGTGATAAAATCTACGTGGGGACTACAATCACTACTGACGCATCTATCACAAATGCTGATCTTGTGGGTAATGTATTTTATGATGTAAGTGCGGCAGCTATTATAACAGTTCCACCCAGCCTTACAGGAACTGAACCCGTAACATTCCAGCAGACTGGTGTAGGCGCTGTGACATTCGCAGCTGGAGCCGGGGTCACTATCCAAGCACTCGCAGGAAACCTATCCATCGCAGGCGAATTTGGTTCAGTCACTCTGGTCCCCAAAGGGGGCGATGTTTATGGTTTAATTGGTGCACTAGCATGATTAGTCTATTACTTAGCTCGGTATCTGCGTCTGCTATATTAGCAGCTGGGAATACTGGGGCTGTAATTGTAAAATCAATAGCCCGGTATGCGCTTCTCAAAGCCGATCCTGACACAACAATAGTAAGATCAATAGCCCGGTATGCTCTTCTCAGAGCCGATCATGACACAACAATAGTAAAATCAATAGCACGCTATGTGCTGCTTCGCGCTCCATAAAATAAAGGAACTTACAACATGGCTATAGACTATATATTCACAGACATTCCTGCTCAGGCCAGCAGTAATACGGGAGTCTCTGTTTCTTTTGATGCCGCTGGCGGTTCATTTATTGGCAGTGGCCTTCTGATACAACATGTTCTGAGATACGATGCCATTGGTGGACAAATTGAATTCGATATCTCCACACCTGCATATACAGAATTTTGGATGTCTTTTAACTATGAAAACAGTGTCCGACAATCTGCCGATCGTGCTTACCTGACACTCTCTGGTCCTACTCAAGACCTATTTCGTCTCGTTACTGTAGAGACATCTACTGCTGCTGCGTCAACTCAAAGAATTGAAATCTTCAATGGGTCCACTTGGGATAATCTTGGACTCCTTGATACAGATATGGTATCTGCCTTTTCTGGTTGGCCTAAGTGGGATGTCAACTTCAAACTAGATGCTACCGTTGGCTTCTTTAAACTCTGGAAGGACGGTGTATTAGTCCATGATACTGGGCTTATTGACACTCTTCGTGCAACAGACACCACAATCACCAAGTTTAGTATTGGTTGTACTTATACCTCTGCATCGTACCCTGATATTTGGGGCTTTATAACTGTAGACGACTTGGATACCCGTGGCCTAACGTGGGAGGTAGATATGGCCTTAACTGATGGATTCTACAATGGTTGGGTTGGGGCCGTAGGCAACATTCAGGGTTGGTATCTTTGGGACTCTATTTGGGACGCTCAAGGCATAACTGCCATATCTCCAGGTGAAAAGCGGACATTCAACTTTTTTGACATCCCAACAGAAAACTACCCAGGATATGCGGTTGAGTCAGTAGTTCTTGGGTATGGTGGACAATTTATTGTTGATCCGGGTATGCTCGTTAAGCCTCTGCTGCGGATAGGCTCATCAGATTACACAGAAACAGGCCAAAGCTTTACCGCAGCCGACTCCTCGTGGATGGTCGAGTTACCAAACAATCCCTCCACGGGATCACCGTGGGCAAGTATTCTTGCAGTGAATTCTATGGAGATCGGCATGGAATCCAGCGCAACAGTTTAATCATCCAATTAACCCGTCCCTAATAACAGGGGCGGGTTCTACGACCATCAGGGAGGCAACAATGGCTTGCGCTAGTACACTAATAAACAATGCTCAGTACGCAGCTGAGTGGTACTTCAAACTATCCAGGGCCTACTCTGATGGTACCTCACCTGGAACACCCCCGCCTTTCATAGTAGATCCTAACGACTACAATGATGGTGATACTCCAGGCAACGCTAAGTACTGGTCTGAACTCGGTGAGACTTCTCTCGCCGCTTACGCGGCCCAAGCTTCAGCGTCAGCTACAAACGCAGCGACGTCAGCATCCCAAGCTATGGGTTATGCGGCGACTGCTTTAGCATCACAAATAGACGCAGATAGTTCAGCGTCAGCTGCTCTCAGCTCATCAAATATAGCTACGAACGCCAAGGATGCAGCAGAGGCTTACTCAATTGCAGCGGGTATATCAGCCGCAGCGGCGGACACAGATGCAGACGCGGGCGCGGTATCAGCAGCAGCAGCAGTAATCTCTGCCGAAGCCTCATCAACTTCAGCTACGAACTCTGAAGGTTACATGCTATCAGCAGAGGCCGACATGTGGGCTGCTGAAGCCGCAAGGCAAGAAGCGGAGTATTGGGCGCAACAAGCAGCGAATAGTGCAGCTGCTGCCGTCGGATATGACCCTTCTGATGAACTCACATGGATGGACTACGTAGGCAACTGGACAGAAGAGCCTACACTGGTAGGCGCAACTGTTGAAGGAGATGTGTACTCCTATGTGTACACGACAAGTACTTACTACAGGCTGGTGCCTTACAGCACCTCTACTCTTAAAGACTCCTTCTATGAAACATGGAACGGGTCTGACCTGACAAACTTAGTAACGACACGAACACTCAATATATAAACTGGAGAATACTAGATGGCTTTTGTATCAACCGACTGGTCCATCGCTGCTAATGGCGATATTCGCTATATTGGCGATGATCACAATGGGGCGGCTCCGTCCTACTCAACCGTAATTGACTTTCACCGTAACCTGCAAGACTTCGCTGACGATGCTGCAGCTTCTGGTGATGACCTGCTTGACATCTCAAGCCTAACACCTTCTGACCGTTCAACTGATAACATTATCACCTTGCTCAACGGCTTCAACATTGGTGCAGCAGAGAGTGAGCATCTTTATGACGGTACTATCATTCAAAACGCCGGTGCTGACGTATACGATGGTATCGTTAACTTTGGCAACCCTGAAGTAGAACTCGGTGTCGTTCAAGACGGTGCTGTTATTGCTGATGACTGGTGGAACCAAGGTGGCTTCCACGGCGCTGCTACTGGGGGCTCTACTTCCACTCTTATTGACACTGGCTCTGGCTGGACTGTTGACGAATGGGTTGGTTATGTTGTCCGTAACGTTACTGATGGCTCTCAGGGTCTCGTAAGTTCTAACACCGCTGACACACTGACTATTGATAACCTCATGTACGGTGGTACAGCAAACACTAACACTGCTGCTGATGTATTCTACATTGCTAAGGGTCTCAATGCGGATGCCAACAACGGTATTTCTCACCGCTTCATGGTTCCAGTAATCGTTAGTGGTACTGCTACAGATAACCGCAAGATCGTTGGCTTCTGCCGTACCTTTGGTAAGACCTACTCGGAGTTTACTATTAACTCTACCAACAACGGTAACAACGTTCTCGCTGTTTCAGACTCTGGCGACCTTAACAACGCTACATTACCTAACGCTCTCTATAGCTCTGTCGGTACAACCTTTGTTGCTCCGTTTGATTCTATCTCAAACCTCACAGACGGTTACATTGGTCTAGACGTTAACAACGACACAGTTGATGAGTTCTTCTGGTCCCAGTGGGATCGTGGTACAGCCTCCATCAACCAATTTTATGAGTACACCAAGTATGTAACTCGTTATAAGGCTGAGACAGGTACACTCTATGGGCTTGCTGCTGACATCTTCCGTGGCGTCACACACCAGCTTACTATTAGCTCTGGTACAGGCACTTGGGTTGAACCCGAAGCTGTTACTTGGACTGGTGGTTCTGGTCAAATCCTTGCTGTAGATAACACTGCTGGTGCTTCCACTACTAAGGTATGGATTCAGGTTCTGACAGGTTCCGCCCCTACTTCTGGTACAATCACTGGTGCTGGTGCTGCCACAGGTATTGTCTCTGCGGCAACCGCTCGTGCGCTTAGCTTCCCGTTCTCTGGTCAGTCTACTGGCTCGGCTCTGATCGGTGGTTATGGTGTTGGTATTGACACTAACGACCTTAGCGCTTCTGACTTGCTCCGTGCTCTTGATAACCTTACATATCAGCCACCTAACAACGTAACATTCTCTGTTGGTGGTTTGGTTATTGGTGAAGACCGTGTTCTGGTTACTTCAGAGACTGCTGGTACAATCAACAAGACACAACTTCTTTTGAACACTGGCTTGACCACTGCTACAGAGGGTTCTGTTGTTACTACAGTGTCTATTCCTACGGACACACCTTCCTCTGGGACAATCCGTGTAGTTAACGACTCTGGCTTTGACCGCTTGTTGAACTACACTAGCTTCACTGGTAGCACGTTTACACTTGACACTAACTATGCCTTTAACGGTGTTGATGAACTGGATTCTGCTACAGCAGGTAACGGTGTCTACATTACTTACATTGATAAGCTGGCAACAGCAACTACAGAGAACTTCACTGTTGTTTACAACGCTGATCGTCCACTGTTTATCCGTGTACGCGATGGTGCTGGTACTCCGATTAAGACGTTTGAGACTACAGGTTCTATCGGTTCTGCTGGTGGTTCTACTACCGCAATTCGTACTTCAGACCTATAAAGAGGATAAACCATGGCCGCTCCCATTTATACAACAGACTTAGTTGACATCACTACAGCGGAAACGCTAACAGGTTGGTCTGCCCTTGGGGGCGGCGCTGCTGCGCTTTCTGATGAGACAGACTACTATATCCAAGGGAACCAGTGTGTTTCTAAGGCTGGCTTTACTGCTACTGAAAAAGGTATTATCTTCAGTGCAGGGGCAACTACGATTACTGCTGGAGATGCAGTTTACCTTTGGGCAAAGCAAAACAACCGTAACTTGATGGATACCCAAGCACTCGGCGGCACACAGTTTGTCGTCGGGTCTGGTACCAACGCTTACGACCACTACTACATTGATGGTAGCGATAGTGAGGGTTCAGCCCTAGCTGGTTGGCGTATCTATGCTGTAGACCCTACAACTACTCCAAGCACAACTACAGGAAACCCCAATGCCACTGATTTCTTTGGTGTGTTGTGGAAGATTCTTGGTTCAGGCTCTCTAAAAGGTTCCCCAAACGGAATTGACGTTATTCGTCATGGTCGTGAACTAAGAATTACAGACGGTGACTTGGCTAACGGCTATGCAACTTTTGCTGGCGCTGCTGCCTTTGATGCTGACACAACTCGCGCTTGGGGCCTACTAACACCTATTCAGGGTGGTAACCTTTTCCACGGTCACCTAGTTCTTGGTCAAGCAGGTACGCCTGTAGACTTTAGAGATAGCAACAGATCAATTATTGTTCTAGATGATACCTTCCTGTCTTCAACATTCAATGAGATTTCTATTGTAGATGCATCTTCTAATGTTGAGTGGACAGGTATTACCCTCTCTCACCTTGGCACTACATCACCAACGGTTCTAAACCTTAATGTAGGAACATTTGTTGGTAGAAACTGCCGCTTCTCTAGGGCTGGTATCACTACCTTCAGTTCAGGACAAATCTGCACAGGTTCTGCTTGGGAAGTTTGTGGTCAAGTTGTCGCTGGAGGGGCTATTCTTACTAACAGCAGCATCTCTGGTTATGAAGGTACAGCTAATACTTCTTCCATGCTCTACAATGTTGCTGCTGACCCTGATGGTGAGCTAGATGGTATGTCCTTTGAAAAGGGTACTGCTGCTACTCACTCTATTGAATTTGGTACAACTAGCCCGCTAACAATGACCCTACGCAACTGTGACTTCATAGGCTACAACGCTTCTAACAACGTAAACGACAGCCTGTTTCACATTAAGCGTACTACAGGGACAGTTACAATTAACCTTGTTGGTTGTTCTACTGATACTGCCTTCTCTTACCGTACAGACGGTGCAACAGTTGTCTTTGTCATCGACCCTGTAACTACACTTATCAAGGTCGTGGATGCCACTACTAAGGCTAACCTAGTCGGCGCTCGTGTCCTCATCCAAGCTGCTGCTGGTGGACCTCTGACAGCGGGCGACACGATTATCTCTGGGGCTACTGATGCTAACGGTGAGATCACTGACTCAAGAACTTTAGCCGCTAACCAACCGATCACAGGTCGTGTTCGTCTTTCAACAACCCCCGGAGACCTTTACAAGACAGGGGATGTTGTTGGTACAATTAACTCGCTGTCAGGCTTTAGTACGACTGTTCAGCTTATCCCAGATGAGTAAACCATGACAACAGAACTACAAAGAGAAATCACAGCACAGAACGTTGACAAGCTTCTTGCCGCTGTTTATGCTGAGCGGGAGGCCCGTGAGGCGTTATACAAAAAGATCGTAGCGATGGAACAACACGTTCAAATGCTAACGGGGCGGCTACAACAAGCTGAGTCTAATGCTCACGCCGCCCTCGCTATTGTCAGAAACATGAACGGAAGTTCTACGACATAAAGGAGCTCATTTATGCCTATTTCTATTGATTGGGGTACGCAAGTTATCTCCATCCCACGGTCAGACATGATCCTGCTCCAATCTGTACCTACAGAAATCAGGGAACTTGACCTCAACTCTTTCCGACTAGAACTAAAAGACATCGAAGACAGTACGCTTGGTATGACCCAACCCACAACCCACAACCACGTTGCCCCTATTGGGGTTGGTGGTGTTACTCTTGCTCGGGTTGTAGAACTTATTAATGGCTACACAGTAACCTTTGAAGATGGTCAGTATGCTGTAAACCTCTCAGGAGCCAATACTAACCTAGCCGATAAAGTTAACGTTAACCAAGTATCTGTTCGTTCTTCTAACTCTGCTGGTCTGGTTCAGACATCTGAGATTGAGTATTCCTCATTCCAGAACGCTGTTACGATTGATATTGTTAACGGAAAGTCAGGACAAGCGTACCCGCTAGGAACCGCACAGTTCCCTGTAAACAACCTTACAGACGCTAAGTTTATTTCTCAACTCCGAGGCTTTGATGTAATCAAAATCAAGGGTAACTTTACGTTTGAAACTACGGACATTATTGACAACTTTGAGTTTATTGGACAGTCTTCAACGAAGACATACATTGGTCTGACAGATGAAGCTAGTATTACTAACTGTGTTTTCAGGAATGCTACTGTTTCAGGTTTTCTAGACGGTAACAACAACCTTACTCACTGTCGTATTGAGGGGATCGACTACGTAGATGGTAACGTGGAGAACTGTGAAATTGGTATCGGGGATATTGTTCTTAACGGAGAGCTTGCAAGCTTTATCAACTGTTACTCAGGTGTTCCTGGTGGACAGGCAGAACAGACTGCCACTATTGACCTTTCTGGTGGTGGTACAAACCTCATTATTCGTAACTACACTGGTGGTATGAAACTAATCAACAATGCCGTTGGTGATGATAACGTATCTATCGATATCCTTTCTGGCCAAATTGTTTTTGACAGCACTATTACCGCTGGAACGTATACAGTACGAGGTATTGGTAAGGTGGTTGATAACTCTTCTGGGACTGCTGTGGTTAACGTGGAAGTCCTTGACAGCCAGAACATCAACAGAACTACCTTTACTGACGGTGGTGTCTACCTCCAACAAGGCGCTATTGATAGCACCGTAACCTACCCTCATGGTACACCTGCACACCCTATCAACAATATGGCAACTGCCATCGCTATTGCTCGACGTGAAGGCCTTACTAAGATTTTCTTATCAGGTTTCTTTATGGCTTTGGCAACAGATGACCTCTCAGGTATTACTGTTATTGGTGGTTCTGGTTCTGGTAATGTTCTTCTGCTTCAGGCTGGTGTAAATACTGTTTCATCAGGTTTTGAGAAGCTCATTCTTGCGGGACAACTCGGTGGTCTATCACGTATTGTAAACTGTATCCTTGGTGCAAACGGTCTTGGTGCCTTTACTGAGTGTGAAGGTCGTGTTGTAGATTCCATTATCAACACAGCCGCAGGTATAACACAGAAAACTACAGGAGCAGGAACACTTTTTGAGAACTGTAGCTTCATTACACCGAATGACTTGCAGGTCACTGTAAATGCTAATGGTAAAGCTTTCTCTCTGAGGAAGTGTACAGGACACATTATTATTTCTAACGCTACCAGTGTTGAAGCCCAGGAGTTAAACCTCCAAGGTGGACGCCTTGAGATTGATGCAAGTTGTACTACTGGTTCTTTCTATATCTCCGGAGATACAAGCTTAACAAACAACACAGGCGGAACTACTGTTATAGATGCTTCTACAAATAGTTCTCTAACAACAGTAAACGAGGGCGTTAAGAAGGCTTCGCTCTTAATACCACATAATGAGGATTTAACTTAATTATGGATCCTCAATAGGAGAACTATTATATTGGAAAATGCCATCAACGTTATCAAACTGCTCATAGGGAGCATTCTTAAGAGCTTCACTGCTACTACTGCGAAACCAGTAGAGAAGATCACCCCACCTATGTCCAGTCGCGTCTCTAGCGTATCCGACGTATCTCTGATTAAGGAGTTCGAAGGATGTGAGCTAATCGCCTACAAAGATATCGTAGGGGTTTGGACAATTGGGTATGGACACACTAAGACCGTCAAGCCTGGTATGAAGATTACTCAGCGTGGAGCCGAAGAGCTACTACGCCAGGATCTTGCATGGGTCGAAGCCGTCATCAATAAGTACGTTAAAGTGCCTCTAACACAAAACCAGTATGATGCTGTAGCTTCGCTCATCTACAACGTAGGCGGTACAGCTTTTAGTAAATCTACGATCCTGCGTAAGTTGAACGCTGGGGATATCTATGGAGCTTCACTTGAGTTCCAACGGTGGAACAAAGCAGGCGGGCGTGTCGTCAATGGTTTAATCCGGCGACGGGAGGCAGAGCGTGCTCAGTTTGTCAAATAATAATAATAATACAATGGAGATAAGGTCCACCATGAGTACACCAGAACTGCAGTACATCAAGAAAGAGATCGAAGACTTAGCAGCTAGCCTCGTTGAGATCAGGTCTGTTCAAACCAAGTATATTGAAGGGCATCACCTGCTAGAGAAAAACATTGTAGAGATGCGTAGCGATATCACACACATCAAGGCTTCTCAGGATAACCTCAACAACAACCTCAATAAACTGCTGTTCATCATTGGAGGTGGTTTTGTTGTAGCGTTTGTTGGTTGGATCATTAAAGGAGGCTTGTCATGAGCGTTAACACTAAAACATTCAAACGTGAACTTGCATTAATGATGCTTGTGTTTCTCGGTGGGTTAGCCTTCTGGGGCGACGTACAGATGGTTGAACTTTTCATCACTCCAATCTTCGCGTTCGTTACTGTCGCATTTGGATTAGATGCTTACGCTAAACAGATAGTAAAGAGCAAGTGATGTGGCTAATTACATTTGTTGGATCCAAACTGGGACGCCTTGTGGCTGGTGCCTTGGCTGCCATGGCTTCGATACTGCTAGTATTTCAAGTGGGTCGTCGAGATATGAAGAAGGACCTACAAGTCAAAGACTTGAAGGATTACAAAAAAGCGAAGGAGGCGGAAGATGCGGTTGACACTGATCTTAGTAGGGATGCTCGTATTGAGCGGCTGCGCGACAACGGTAACGTCCGGAAGGACTGAGGTTCTGTGTAGACTCAATGTTCCTACCTTCACACAAGTTGAACTTGAAAGGCTTAGCGATCAATCACTCGCGGAGTTAGACAATTTCCTTGAGAAGCGAAGAGCCGTTTGTGAAGCTTGATAGATAGCTGGGTATCCGTCCCTTATAGGGATAGGCATCCACCTATCAATCAATCTATAACGAGGACACACACGTGGACAATAGAATCTATAAAGGCCCAACTACACCACTCTCTCAAGAGATCGATGCTATGAAGTATCGGCAAGAGGGTGAGACATTCCATGATAAGATTAAGCGGCTAGCTGATTCTATGAGTGATGGTGAAGATCACCGTTTAGACCTTGAAGACATCTTTGGGGAAATGAGGTTTCTACCTGCTGGCCGTGTTCAAGCATCAATGGGTGGGAAGAAGGTAGTTACTAGCTTCAACTGCTTTGTATCTGGTGAGATTGAAGATAGCATGCACTCCATTATGGAGAAAGCTGCTGAAGCTGCTGAAACAATGCGAAGAGGTGGTGGCATCGGCTACGACTTCTCTAAGATCCGCCCACGTGGTAAGACAATCCTATCTCTTGATTCATCTGCCTCTGGTCCCGTTTCCTTTATGGGTATCTTTGATGCCGTATGTCAAACCATCTCCTCATCAGGACACCGCCGAGGTGCTCAGATGGGTGTGCTACGTGTTGACCATCCTGATATCGCTGAATTCATCAAGGCTAAGTCTAACTCTCATGTACTAACTGGCTTCAACGTAAGTGTAGGTATCACAGATAAGTTCATGCAAGCACTGACGAAAGAGGATGACTCCTTTGATTTGGTATTTGAAGGGATTGTATTTGAGACGGTGAAGGCCCGCGAACTGTGGGATATCATTATGCAAAATACTTGGGACTGGGCAGAGCCTGGTGTCCTATTCATTGATCGCATCAAAGAGATGAATAACTTATATTATTGTGAAGAGATTGCGGCCACAAACCCCTGCGGCGAACAGCCTCTTCCACCTTACGGAGCATGTCTCCTAGGCTCATTCAATGCTACTAAGTATGTGAATGACGACGGCACATTTAACTTTACACAACTCAAGAAAGATATCCCTCACGTTGTACGGGCTGTGGATAACGTAATTGATCGTACGATCTATCCGCTTGAAGAGCAAGCAACTGAAGCACGTAACAAGCGCCGCATGGGTCTTGGCTTTACTGGTCTAGCAAATGCTGGCGAGATGCTTGGTTACTCGTATGGGTCTCCAGAGTTCTTAGAATGGATGGAGAAGTTGTTTGCTTGTCTCCGTGACAACACGTATCGGGCGTCTGCACGACTGGCTAAAGAGAAGGGAGCATTCCCTCTGTATCGCGATGAGTATCTGAAAGGTAACTTCATCCGCACTCTTCCAGCCTCTGTTCGTAACGAGATCCGTGAGCACGGTATTCGCAACTCTCACTTGACATCTATCGCACCCACCGGAACTATCTCGCTGGTTGCCGATAACATCTCTGGTGGTATTGAACCTGTATTCTCACACTTCTACGACCGCACCATTCAAACGTTTGATGGTCCTCGTGTTGAGCGTGTAGAAGACTATGCGTACGTCCGTGGAGTCGAAGGCCGTAAAGCTAACGATCTCTCTGTTGACGAGCACCTTGCTGTTCTTACTCTCGCACAGCATTACATTGACTCAGCATGTTCAAAAACTATCAATGTAGGCGACGATGTTACCTACGAGCAGTTCAAAGGTGTGTATGAAACCGCTTGGCGTGAAGGCGCTAAAGGATGCACGACATTCCGCATGGCTGGAAAACGCTATGGTATCCTCAATGAGGTTATGGAAGCAGTAGAGGTTGCTGAAGAGGAAGCTAAGGCTTGTTTCTTCGATGCAGCCACTGGACAACGAGAGTGTTCTTAACATAAAACTAAGGAGTGAGCAATGGCCACTGAAATCCTACCAGTAGGTGATCTCGCGGCATTCGGGTTGATTGAAGATACCCCGAGTGCTGCCTTACCACCCAACGCGTTTAGCGACGTTCTTAACGTCCGGTTCCTTGATGGAGCTGTTCGTAAATTCCCCGGTGAATCAGCAGCGCTAACGTTCACTCCCGCAGTCTCGAACCTCTTGTATGTAGCTTCATGGAACTCGCCGTCGGGCTTGCGTTATGTTGTTGTGCATGGCGCGAGTACTACAGCAACAGTTGATGTCTATAACGAGGCTCGAGACACAGTAGTAGCCACCGGAACTATGACCACTTCTGCATCCGCTGAGTGGCAGCATACTGAGTTCAATGGTGGTTTCCATTTTGTCTTGAATAACGGAGTTACAACTCCGCAGTTCTTACAAGATAACTTAGCCGACCTAGCTCCTTTGCCTGGTTGGGATTCATACGCTGTTCAGACCACCGAACTTTCCTACATCGACGATGGTTCACGAAAGCCTGTTGCGATCTCTGTAGCCATCTCTGATGGGTTTACAATTCAAGTAACGAACACTCCTCGAAGTGTGGCTGATCCTATTCAAACAGAGGTAGTAACGATCTCTGTAACGGGTGGACCTACATACACTGTCGCTCCAGATGGAACGCTCGATGGCATCGGGGTCATCAGCGGAGTATCCGCAACTGGTTACACGTTTACCCCGGCAGCCAATCTTGGTGGTAGCACATTTACCATTGTCTCTGTGTCTGATCCTGTTGTGTCAGTCACCTGCGGAGTCATTCGATCCTACGGGAACCTGCTTGTAGCGGGTAACCTTGTAGAAGATGGTATTCGTACTTTGACCGGTACAGTGCGTACCTCAAACGTGGCGGCTCCAGGTAGTATTCCTAAGAACTGGAATCCGTTCTTTCTTGGGGCAAACACTGCTGACGAATTCATCCTATCATCTACAGGTATCATCAAAGATATGGCAGAACTCCAAGGGATTCTCTATATCTACACTGACTCATCTATTCACTCAATCCAGCAGACGGGCAACTCTGCTATCCCATTCCAAATATCTACGGTAACAAGCCACTATGGTGCGGCATCTGTCGACTCCGTGGCAGAGATAGATGGTAAGCACGTAGTTGTGAGTAATGATGATGTTTATATCTTCGCAGGACACCCAGGAACTATCACTTCTATAGCCGCCGGCCGTGTACGTAATAACTTCCGTAATAACGGTGGGTATAAAGTTCAACGGTTCAATAAGTGGGATGAACTTTGGTTTTGGAAGCCCACGACAGCGACTATGTACGTGTACAACTACCGTACTGATTTGTGGACTAAGCGAGCGGGTACTGTGCCTATCTCTCTCACAGATGTATCAGATGATCTACTAATCACAGACAGCACTTCTGTTAAGACAGTCAACGATGGATTTGCGGAACCTGCATATGTAGAGCGCCGTAGAATGTCTGTTGCTCCTGACTTTGAGACAGATACGCTGACGTCTGTTGTATACGTAGTGGAGGGCAACGGAGAGTTCGAGACACGCATTGTGGGCTCTAACGCGCCCGGTCAAGATCGTGATCCCACGGATACAGACAATCGACAGTTGACAGCTACTACCTTTGATATCACATCTGATTACAAACAAGATCTCAGAGTGCAAGGTCGTTACGCGAGCTACCGCATCACGCATGATGCAGATGCAATAACTGATAACGGCTTCGCTTTGACTAACATGCAGTTTGAAGTAAACCGTGGGGGACGTAGGTAATGCCGGTAATTAGACCTCCTATTCTCGGAGTTCCGAGTCACGATAGTTGGATGAACCAGGTAACACAAGTTATCAATACCCAACTAGTCACGTCCGCGTCATTTGAGGCAGCGATTGGTGGTGCGGAGGGAGCTGTAGGACTGACAGGACCGATAGGACCGACAGGTGCAGACGGAGTAGAAGGACCTCACTATGCTGAAGTTACTTTATACTCTGATCCAGCAGTAAGCTCTCCACCAAGTGCTCCTACTGCAACCATCACGTGGTTTACAGGAGTGTTGTCAAGCATCACCGCTGGTTGGTCTCAAACTCCTCCAACTATTGACCCAACAAGTACTGATACTGTTTACTACTCAAAGATCATATTCAAAGATGCGATTGCACCGTTTGCTACGACAACAGAGACTGGTAACACTCCTGTTGCTCTGTATGACTTCACTAGTCTAACGTCTACATATTTGCCACTTTCAGGTGGAACTATGACTGGCGCTGTGGATGGGGTAACTACTCTCACTGCAAACCTGATACAGCTAACCGGAGGAACGGGCACTCAAGGTCAAATATCTTGGAATGCCGATGAAGAAACTCTTGATCTAGTCAACAACGGTGCTGTTCTACAAATGGGACAAGAGATGCACGTACACGCTAGAAATAATACAGGCGTGACTATTGCAGAAGGTGTTCCAGTGATGGCGAGTGGCACGTTAGGTGCCTCAGGTAGAATACTTATCACACCTATGGTTGGATCTGTCCAAGCTAATGCCAAGTACTTGATCGGTATCACTACAGAAGAGATAGCTTCAGGTACAGACGGTAAAGCAACCCAGTTTGGCAAAGTGCGCGGCATCGATACAACAGGCACTCCTTACGGTGAAACTTGGGTCGACGGTGACGTACTTTGGATTGATCCGGTGACTACAGGTGGGCTGACCAACGTCGAACCTACCTCTACATCGGTCATGGCACAATCCGTAGCTTTCGTTGTATACGCAAATGCCAACGTTGGCGAGTTGATGGTGAGAGCCAGTGGTCAAGACGAGCACGAGCCTCTCATACACTCTGTTCTAAAAACGGGTAGCACTATGACAGGTACATTAGGCGTACCCACCGTAGACTTCGGTGACTGGACTGTGACAGAGTCAGGCGGGTCTTTGTACTTTGCCACGCTTGGTACGAACAAGATGAAACTAGATGCTTCAGGAAACTTGGAAATCGTCGGGAACATAACAGAACTCGCAACGATAACTTAACAGTAACCTAGCTTAGAACTGAGGACAACAACATGAACTTAAAGAGAATCTCTGGAGATACTCTTGCTCGAAGGTGGTCAGAAATTGTACCACAAGTCGAGGAGGCTTTGCTCCACGGTTCAGGAACCGTTACTTCATATGGTCTATTCATTCAATGCCTTGGTGCGGTTGCGCAGTGTTGGGTTGATGAAGATGAGCATGGAGATATTCTCGGTGTA